AGAAGAGAAATATAAAGAAGAAGCTGTACAAGCTAAAGAAGAAACTCAAGAAACAAACCTAGAAAAATTACCGACACCCACTGGTTGGCGTTTATTAGTGATGCCATTTGCAGTCAAAGAAGAAACTAAGGGCGGTATTATTATTGCACAAGAAACATTAGACCGCGCACGCGTAGCAACACAAGTTGGCTATGTTTTAAAAATGGGTGATCTTTGTTATCAAGACAAGGAAAGATATCCAACAGGTCCTTGGTGTAAAGAAAAAGATTGGGTGGTGTTTGCAAGATACGCAGGCTCACGTATGGAGATTGATGGTGGTGAGATAAGAATGTTAAACGATGATGAGGTGCTAGGGACCATAGAAAGTCCTGAAGATCTTATTCACGCAATGTAAACCATAGGAGGAACTATGCAAGACGAAGAAAAAATAATCGATGTTGGCGAGGCCAATGAAGAGGAAACAACAATTGATTTAGATGCACCTGCAACTGAACCAGTTAAAGAAGAAATACAAGTAGAGGAAGCACCTGCAGAGGAAAAACCAAGTGAAGTAAAAACTGAAAAAGAAGAACTTGGCGAATACTCAGAAGGCGTACAAAAAAGAATAGCTAAGCTAACACGTAAAATGCGTGAAGCTGAAAGACAAAAAGAAGAAGCTATTCAATACGCAAAAAGTGTTTCTGACGATGCTAATAAATTAAAAACTAGATTTAGAAATTTAGATAATAATTTTGCTAAAGAGTTTGAACAACGTGTAACAGGTAGCACAGAATCTGCTAAACAAAGATTAGCTTCTGCAATTGCTGCTGGTGACGTTGAAGCACAAGTCGAAGCACAATCAGAAATAGCTAATCTAGCTATGGAAAATAGCAGACTAAAACGTATCAAACAAGAGCAAGAGTATCGAGCTAATGCTCCAGAACCGGTGCAAACACCACAACAAAGCACACCACAACCAACGGCACCCGATCCACAAGCAGACGCTTGGGCAGCTAAAAACACTTGGTTTGGCACCGATAATGCGATGACTTACACGGCTTTTGATATACATAAAAAATTAGTAGAAGACGAAGGTTTTGATCCAAATTCGACAGAATATTATTCTGAAGTAGATAAACGAATAAGACTTGAATTTCCGCACAAATTTGATAGTGTAGAGACTTCTACTGAGCAACCTGCTCAAAATGTAGCAAGTGCCAAACGTCCGGCAACTAAAGGACGCAGAAAAACTGTGAGACTCACACCATCACAGGTAGCAATTTCTAAAAGATTAGGTGTGCCACTAGAAGAATATGCGAAACAATTAGCCGCGAAGGAGGTATAAGCATATGAAGAAAAAAGTAACAAATAAAACTTCCCGCGTGAGCGAAACTAGGGTTAAACAAGAACAACCCAAAGTTTGGACTCCACCCTCATCTCTAGATTCACCGCCTGCGCCAGACGGTTATCGACACAGATGGATAAGAACTGAATCAATGGGTTTCGATGATACTCAAAACGTTTCAGGTAAAATGCGTTCCGGATGGGAATTTGTAAGAGCAGATGAATATCCGAATGAAAATTATCCAAGTGTTCAAGATGGCAAATACGCAGGAATGATTGGAGTTGGCGGCCTTGTGCTGGCAAGGATACCTGAAGAAATCGCAAAGTCGCGTGAAGCGTACTTTAATAAAGTGACTGCTGACAGATCGGAAGCAGTTGATAACGATTTAATGAAGGAACAGCACCCAAGTATGCCGATTAATAATGATCGACAGACTCGTGTAACTTTTGGTGGTTCGAAAAACTAAAATCTTTTAGATATTTCTACCCATCATTTTAATCAATCAACCCTTTAAGGAGGAAAACAATATGGCTAATCAAGATGCCGCATTTGGTTTCAGAGCAATGGGAAAATTGGGTAGCAATGTTAACAACATGGCTACAAGTGAATACAAAATAGCTGACAACGCTAGCCTTGATTTATTTCAAGGTATGATTGTCGGTAATGCTAGTGGTCTTATTACTGCTGGTACAGCTACAAGCACTAAGAATCTTGGTGTTTTAAATGGTGTGTTCATTTCCAAAGACCCGTCAACTGGAAAACCAACTTTTAAAAATCAGTACTCACAAACTAATGTAGCTACTGGTGAAACAATAACTGCGTTCGTTTACGACGATCCTAATACTCTGTTTGAAGTGCAAGCCGGAGGAACCCTAGCACAAGCAGCACAAGGTAACAACATCGATTCAATTTTAGGAACTGGTGATACTGTTACTGGTAGAGCTAAATCTACTACTGCTTCGTCTGTTACTGGTTCTGGTGCTACTGCACAATTCAGAATTATTAAGCCGTCAGCGGACCCACAAAACAATGACATTGCTAGTGCGAATTGTAATTATGTCGTTAAATTTAACGAGCATCTTTACCTTACGACTACTGGTGGTGACGCATAATAGCAGGAGGAATATATGGCTATATCAAGAGGACAACTAGCAAAAGAGCTAGAGCCAGGTCTGAATGCATTATTCGGACTTGAGTACAAAAACTACGAAAATCAACACGCGGAGATTTTCGACAAAGAATCAAGTGACAGAGCTTTTGAAGAAGAAGTAATGTTGTCTGGTTTTGGAAACGCTGCAGTTAAGCAAGAAGGATCTGCTGTCGGTTATGACGATGCGCAAGAAACTTTCACTTCACGTTACACTCACGAGACAGTAGCTCTCGCTTTTTCTATTACAGAAGAAGCTATTGAGGATAACTTGTATGATAGTATCGGCTCACGTTATACTAAAGCATTAGCAAGATCTATGGCTACAACTAAGCAAGTTAAAGGTGCAAATGTGCTAAACAATGGATTTAGTTCTTCGTTCCCAGGCGGTGATGGTAAGGAGCTTTTTGCTACTGACCACCCAACTTTGAGCGGAACTGTTTCTAACGAGTTATCAACATCTGCTGACCTTAACGAAACATCTTTAGAGCAAGCATTAATTGATATTGCTGCTTTTACTGATGAGAGAGGCTTAAAAATTGCTGCAAGAGGAGTAAAAATGATTATTCCTTCTGCTTTACAATTTACAGCTGAAAGACTAATGAAGTCTACTCAAAGAGTTGGCACTGCAGATAACGATATCAATGCGATCGGATCAATGGGGATGATTCCTCAAGGTTATGTAGTTAATAACTACCTAACTGATACTGACGCGTTCTTTATCAAAACTGATGTTCCTAATGGAATGAAGTACTTTGAAAGAGCAGCACTAAAAACTGCTATGGAAGGTGACTTCGACACTGGTAACATGAGATATAAAGCTAGAGAAAGATACAGCTTCGGCTTTTCTGACTTTAGAGGTATCTATGGATCTCCAGGTGCTTAATCACTAGATTAAGACTAAGATATTAAGGGGCCTTCGGGCCCCTTTTTATTTGCAATCACTATATTAAAAGACTATAATCAAAACACTGCAGCTTTATAAATAGTCAACGTAGACTTTTGCAGTAGACAATGTCTCAGACTATGTTGGCGGAAACGGAGACTAATAATATGGCTAATACAACTTTTAGCGGTCCGGTAAGATCAGAGGGTGGTTTTAATGTTTTAAACAAAAACTCATCTACTGGTGTTTTTACCGAAACTGGTTTTTCAGTTAATTCAACTGGACAACTAATCTCACTAGGAACAAGAAAAATACAAACTTTTGTTGGCACACTTGCAGGTACTGATACAGGTACCGCTTATGCTGACGGTGACGTTCTTGTTGAACTAGGAACTTTAAACACAGACGTGCCTGATGATTTAGTAACAGCTACTAAAATCTTTATTCACAAAGCAACTGTACTTGTTACAACTGTTAGTGGTCCAACTCTTGTTGGAGGATTATCATTAAGTGCAACTTCTGGAACAGCTACTAATGCAGCTGTTTCTTCTGGAACTGAAATTGTTGGTGCAGGTGTTGCATCTGTTAACCCAAGAATTTCTGCAACAGACTCAGTAACTGAAGTTGATATTGACTTTGATTCAGCGGCTTTTCATGTATTTGCACCAAACATTAGTGCAGCAGTTGCTAGCAAACACTTATATGCGTTTGCAACAACTACATTAAATGGCGATGCCTCAGCTGGACGATTTACAGTAGAACTAGATTATTCAGTAATGTAATAAATAAACTCTGAGTAAGGGCGTAATGGCCCTTACTCTTTAGTAGGAGAAAATAAAATGGCAGACGTAGTATTAAATCAAACACTTTTTGAAGGTGATAAGAAATTAGTTACACACTATCAAAACGTATCAGACAATAGTGGTGGAACTACAAAAATTGTAGATGTTTCAGGTTTAACAGCAAGACAAGACGGTGCAACACCAGCAACAGTTACTCTAAACAAAATATGGTATAGCGTATCAATGACAGCAAAAGTAGACGCTGTTAAATTGATGTGGGATGCAGACACAGATGCAACCTTTTTAACGGTAGAGGGAGATGGTTATCTAGACTATAGCTCTATTGGCGGTATTAAAAACAATGAAGCTACAAACTTTACTGGAGACGTTGTAATTGTAATGCCTGCATGTACCGCTAATGATAGTGCAACTATTACATGCGAGTGGCTTAAAAATTATTAATAAGGAGTAGCATATGGCCACTTCCGGCACTAATATTTTTGAAAACACTTTTTACATTGATGAAATGTTTCAAGAAGCCTATGAACGTGTAGGTGTAACAGAAATTACAGGTTATCATCTAACCTCAGCTAGACGTTCTTTAAATATTATGTTGCAAGAATGGGCTAATAGGGGGTTACACTATTGGGAAATAGGTGAAACTAATATTGATTTAGTTGAAGGCCAAGCAGAGTATAAATTTTTTAGAGCAACAACTGATGGCACAAGTGCTACTACAGTTGCTCCTGCTGACGTTTATGGTATTGAAGATATTTTAGAAGTTACTTATAGAACAGACAGAACACAAACTACACAATCTGATTCAGCAATGAATAAAATTGATCGTTCTACCTATTCTGCTTTAGCTAATAAACTATCTAAAGGAACACCAAATCAATATTATGTGCGTAGGTTTTCTGATCATACAAGTATAACTTTTTATCCAACACCTGATTCTACAGCAGCATCAAGAGATGCACATATATATTTTGTTAAAAGAATACAAGATGCTGGTGCATATACCAACACAGTAGATGTACCTTATCGTTTTGTACCTTGCATGGTATCCGGATTATCGTATTATCTATCACAAAAGTATAACCCACAGTTAGTGCAACAAACAAAAATGTTATACGAAGATGAATTAAACCGAGCGTTAACAGAAGATGGTTCTTCTACTAGCACTTATATAACCCCGAAAGCTTATTATCCAAATGTCTAATTTTGCAAAAGGTAAACACGCATTAGCTATTTCTGATAGAAGTGGAATGCAATTTCCTTACAAAGAAATGCGTAAAGAATGGAATGGTGCTTTTGTACATTCTTCTGAATTTGAACCTAAACACCCACAGCTACAACCACGCGCTAGGATAAATGATCCACAAGGTTTACAAAATGCAAGACCAGCAAGAACAGAAAACGCTACTTTAAGATTATTAAAATTAAATCCTTTCGAAACTAGAGTTGCAAGTTCTGGAGATATAAATGTTTTTGAACCAGGACACAATAGAACAGCAGGAGACACAGTTAGGTTTTACGGATCAGCAACAACAGCACTTGGTGATGGCACCACTAGAAGCTATGGCGTACCATTAAGTTTTGATGGTGTTACTGGTGCTAACCTTGGTCGAGCCGCAGGCTACACTATTACTTTAGGTAGAAAAGATTCTAGCGGTAATATAGATGCTAGCACCACAACAGACTTTTATCATTTTACAGTTGCAACAAACACTGCTACAACTGGAGGTATTAATGGTGGGGGCGATTTTGTATCGTCTGGTCCCGTAACATTGGTAAGTTAGGATTATTATGGCATTCACTTTAGCAACATTAAGAACAGCAATTAGAAATTACACAGAAGTAGGTAGCACAGTTTTAAGTGACACTATTCTTGATACAATTATAATTAACGCTGAAGCAAGAGTTTTTAGAACAGTAGATGCTGATGCTAACAAGTTTTATGCAAATTCAGAAACAGTTATTGGTATTAGATATATAACCGTGCCTACCGGCACAAGGATTATTAGGTCAGTGCAAATTACTGACCCAACCACTTCAGACCAAATATATTTAAAACAAGTAGATCAATCATTTTTAGCAGAATATCATCCAGATTATGACAATGCTAGTGATAGAGGTATACCAAAATATTACGCGCATTGGGACGAGGACAATTGGGTAGTAGCACCAACACCAGATGCAGCTTATGCCTTAACAATGGCTTATATCAAACATCCAACTACAATTACTACTTCGGAGTCTCAAACTACCGATTTATCTACATATGCTCCGGATTTATTATTATATGCATGTTTAGTAGAAACCTTTAAATACTTGAAAGGTCCTGAAAATATGCTACAACTATACGAAGCTTCTTATGCAGAGGCTATACAAACGTTTGCAGCCCAACAACAAGGTCGTAGACGCAGGGACGAATACAGAGATGGTGCACTACGTATCCCTATCCAATCACCATCACCATAAATTTATAAGGAGAAAACAATATGGCAAATGTAATACCAACATCTTTTAAAACAGAACTATTGTCTGGTACACACAATTTTGCATCAGGCGGAGATAGCTTTAAAATAGCTCTGTATACATCTAATCCATACAGTGCTTCATCTACAGCTTATTCTACTAGTAATGAAGTAAGTTCAAGTGGCACTAATTATTCTGCTGCCGGACAAACACTAGATAGTCAAGCAGTAGCGGCTACCAGTACTACTGGTCACGTTGATTTTGCTGATGAAACTTTTTCATCAGTAACACTAACAGCAGCTTTTGCAGCTATTTATAATGATGATAAAAGTGATAAACTTGTTTTAGTATTAGACTTTGGTGGAGATAAAACTGCAACTAACGGCGACTTCGTAGTGCAATTTCCAACAGCTAATGCTTCTGATGCTATTATTAGAATAGCATAAAGGATAAAATATGGCACTAGTTCTTAACGATAGAGTTAGAGAAACCACAACTACAACAGGCACGGGCGCCGTTGCGCTCGGTGGAGCTGTATCTGGTTTTGAAACTTTCGCAGC